CCCCGAAGAAGTCTGCCTTTTGATTCTGAAAGAATATCCCGAAATCTCTCCATGCCCGAAGGGGCTTGGTAGCTCCTTGGAAGCTACAAGAGAAAGAGAAGGAGAAGGAGAAATAGAAAGAGAAGGAGAAACTCTTTTGCTCGAATCCGAGACTTCCGCAACGGCAACTCCCGATCCTCTCCTGACACGAATCCGAAATCTCTTCAACCTTCGAGACTCCACCCCGCTCGACACTTCCTCCCTCCGAGCTTGGGAAAAAAATAAAAAAAGCGCGGCGGCCCTCACCGAAGACGAGTGGCGCACCCTCGAATGGGCCTACCGGCAAAAAGAAGGCGTCGCCGCGCAGTTCCGCCGCAAGGACTTATCCACCCTTCTGAATAACCTCCTCGCCGAAGTCACCCGCGCCGCCGATTGGGCCACCCGCTCCGGCTACAACCCCACCGCCGCGCCCTCCGCCCCCGTCGAACCCACTGGCTGGCGCGACCTTATCGAGTCCGAGCACCCCGAATGCAACCTCACCACCTGGGCCGCACTCCCCGACAGCATGAAAGCTTGGGTCCGCGAAAAACAACGCGAACTTTCCGCAGCATAAACCAAATAAAAACAACATGATCAACTACATCGAAACCATCCAAGAAGCCACTGAAGGCCCCCGCGTCGTCACCCGCCATTACCCCGATTGCGTGAATGATTTCCTCCGCTGGCAAGTCGGCATCTACACCGCCCGCCCCGTCGAAGAACCTCTCTACGAGACCATTTACGACGAGAATGGCCAGCCCATCCTCACTGAGTCCGACGCCATCCAGCACCGACTCATCGGCTATGAGACGAACCCCACCGTCTTTGTCAAAGTCTTCCACCTCCTCGGCTTCGGCGCGGATTTGAAAATCGCCACTGCCGCCGCCTCGCCCAAGCTCGCCGCCCTCGCCGCCTGATGAAAAGCTCCCTACCCGAAAACCTCCTCGCCGAGCGAGCCGTCCTCGGAGCCGCCATCGCCGATGGCCGCCACGCCGATGCCGTGTTGGAGGTCGTGAGCCCCGACCAGCTCACGCACCCCGCCCACCGCCTCATCCTCTCCTGCCTCGCCGCCATGCGCCAAGAGGCCCGGCCCGTCGATCTCATCTTGGTTACGACCGAGTTGGAAAAGCTCGGCCAGCTCGAAGAATGCGGCGGCCATCAGGGGCTCACCGATCTCGTCCAAGACCTCGCCGTCACGGCCAACTGGCGCTACTACGCCGCCGAAGTCCTCGACATCTGGCGACGCCGCTCCATGCGCCAAGCCGCCCTCGCCATGGCCGAAGCCGCCAACGACCCCGCCCTCACCACCGACGATGCGATGGAACGCTGCGAAGTCGCCCTCTACGGCCTCCGCGAGCAATCCACCAGGGAAAACCCCGTCTCCCATTGCAAAACCGCCGTCCTCGCCGCCGTGGATCACATCGAGAAAGTTTACGCCAACCGAGGCAAATGCGTCGGCCTCTCCACCGGCATCCACGATCTCGACCGCTCTACCGGGGGCTTCCTCGGCGGGCAAATGATCATCATCGCCGCCCGCCCCGCCTGCGGCAAATCCGCCCTCGGCATGCAATTCGCCCTCCACGCCGCCATGGAAGCCGCTGTGCCCACCCTCGTCTTCTCCGTCGAAATGCCCAGCACCGAACTCATGGTCCGCGCCCTCTGCTCCGAAGCCGGGGTCGATCTCCAGCGCATCCGCGACGGCTTCCTCGGCACCGCCCAGCTCTCCGGAGTCGGAGCCGCCGCCGGTCGCCTCGCCCAGGCCAAGCTCTACCTCGACGACACCCCCGGCCTCACCGTCGCCCAATTCCGCTCCCGCGCCCGCCGCGCCAAGACCCAGCACGGCCTCGGCCTCATCGTCGTGGACTACCTGCAATTCATGCACGGCAGCTCCAAGAGGGCAGGGGAGAGCCGCGCCCTTGAAGTCTCCGAGATCAGCAAAGCCATCAAAACCACCGCCAAAGAACTCAACATCCCCATCATCGCCCTCGCCCAGCTCAACCGCGACGCCGACGAAGGCTCCAAGCCCAAGCTCTCGAACCTCCGCGAGTCCGGCAGCATCGAGCAAGACGCCGACACCGTTCTGCTGATTCATCGCCTCGACAAAAACAAAAAACGCGACGCCGACGAAGAGCCCATGGATCACAACACCCTGCTCATCTTGGCAAAACAAAGAAACGGCCCCACCCCCGAGATCAAGTTGAACTTCATCGGCCAGCACACCGTCTTCCGCAATGTCACCGAAAAACAATACAGCAACAACCAGAACGAAAGGCAGAAATGAAAAATAAAACAACCGACTCCATCATCACCTGGTCGCCAGCAAAGCGCGGGCTGCCAGATAGCGACACCACCGTCCTCGTCCACCTCGCCGATGGCGAAGTCTGGACCGGCTTCCACGATGGCGAAGTCTGGCGATTCGTCTCCGGCGACCGCATCGAATCCCAAGTCGTCCACTGGGCACCATTCCCCGAACCACCCATCGCACCCACCAAATGACCCTCAACCACAAATCCACCCGCACGCTCACCGAGCACACCTACCGCCTCACCGACGACTCCGACCACAGCCTCGGAAACATCGTCATCACCTTCGAGAACGGCAGGTTTTTGAAATGCGACTTCCCATTTCGCGGCACCTACACCCGCGAGCAATGGGCCGTCCTCGCCGAGATCGAAGCCGAAATCCAGCGCCTCCACCTCGGCAAACAACCCATCGACCGCTTCTTTGAATTATGAGCCAATCCATCGACCCCTTGATCGCCTGTCCCGCCTGCCGCCGCGAGTGGCAGGACCACCCCGGCGTCGCGCATTGTTGCAAGCTCGCCACCGAGTTAGCCGCCAGCCTGCGCGACATCCTCACCTATGTCCGAGCGCCCGAATACTCCCGCGACATCACCGAGCAGGAAATCTTCTTCGATCTGGTGGAAAACGCCCGCCGCCTCGTCGTCAAATCCGGCCACTTCCAAGACTATCCCGCCGAGCCCCATCCATGAAATTGACCACAGAGAACACAGAGAACACGGAGCGGGCTACACCGGAGACCGACGCTAAAGTTTCCGGACACATTGGATTTTATTCGTGTGCAACGGTTCCCGCTGAATTGTGCCGCCGCATGGAACGCGAGCGCGACGAGGCGCGGGACATTATCCGAAAGGCCATAATGAAATTTTTTGAAGACGATTCGGATGGGCGAATTGCTGCCGGAATGCTTGCGATACTTTGCAAAAAAGAGCCTGTCTCGCAATGACCTGCCCCACCTGCCAAGCCGAAACGCGGGTTCTTTCTTGCCGCCCGGTAGGAGAGGAATTTGTGCGCCGCCGCCTGTGCGAGAACGGCCACCGGTTCAACACCTCCGAGACCCTGCGGCCCGGCCCGTTTCCCTGGCGGCCAGCCAAAGTCAAGAAAACCTACAAACCCAAGCCCAAACCGCAAGCCACCCACTGGCTCGCCCGCATCGCCGCTTTCGTTTCCGCATGACATACCTCGATCAGCTCCAAAGCGACATCAACCGCCAATGCTTGCCGCCGCTTGTGCATCTCGACACCGACAAGCACGACGCCAACTGGATCAATCTAGCCATATCCGAATATCGCGGCCCCTACCGCGACTTGATCCGCATCCTCGCCACCCTTCGCATCCACCGCCTCCTGCAAACCCTAGAGCCATGAACTCCCTCCGCGACTACCTCACCGCCCGCCGCTTCGATCCCACCCACGCCCTCAATCTCCTGCAAGACCACGGCATCATCTCCGACCTCTGCGTCACCCCCGAAGATGTCGGCGACGCCGGACGCGCCATCACCTGGTTAAGCCTCCGCGAATCCGAACTCAAAACCTCCTCTGTGCCCTCTGTGTCCTCTGTGGTCAAATGATCCCGCAAACCCCAAACCCCGTCATCCCGCCCATCGAAGTCGAAGGCCGCCGCGCCGATGGCAGTTTCGTCGTCCGCTACCGAGGCCAAAAGCTCGCCGCCACCGAGGCCCAACTGCTGGCCATCCACCGCGAGCGCGAGGAGCAAATCGCCCGCATGGTCGAAGACCCTTGGCGCTACGGCTGGCTAAACCCCGCCTGGCAGCGAGCCGATTCCGCCTACGACAGCCTCCGCGAGAAATTCCCCAAAGGCGTCACCGAACTCTTGATCCTCGGCGGCAACCGCTCCGGCAAGTCCCGCTACTTCGCCCGCCGCGCCATGCAGCACCTCGTCGAGAAGCCCGGCGCGAAAGTCTGGTGCCTCCAATCCACCGAAGCCGCCAGCATTCAAAACCAGCAGCCCTACTTGTGGGAGTATTTGCCGAAAGAGTGGAAACCCAGCGCCAGCGGCAAACTCAAAAAAGGTGCCGTCGCCAACATCACCTACTCGCAGAAGGGCGGCTTCACCGAAAACTCCTTCGTCCTGCCGAATGGCTCGCAGTGCTGGTTCAAGTTTTACAGCATGGATGTCACCTCCATCGAAGGCGCGGAGTTGAATTTCGTATGGGCCGACGAACTTGTCACCCCGGATTGGCTCGAAGCCCTGCGCTTCCGCTTGCTCACCCGCGACGGCGAGCTCGGCATCGGCTTCACGCCGGTCGAAGGCTACACCACGACGGTCAAAGAATACCTCGATGGAGCAAAGACCTTGGAGGAATGCCCCGCCCCGCTCCTTCCCCGCTACCGCGACGGCCATCTCCTCGGCGTCGAGAGCGTCCCCCGCGTCCAGCAATGCACCCGCGAGAAAGCCCGCGTGGTTTATTTCCACACCGCCGACAACCCCTTCGGCAACCCCGAGGCCATGGAGACCGAACTCCGCGGCAGCAACCGCGAACGCATCCTCATGCGAGCCTACGGCGTCCCCACCAAAGCGCGGCTCTCCATGTTCCCGAAATTCCGCGAGAATGTGCATGTCGTCCCCCACGACAAAGTTCCCAAGGAGGGAACCGTCTTCCATTTCGTCGATCCCGGCGAAGGGAAAACTTGGGCCATGTTGTGGATTCGATTCACCCCCGATGGCCGGTGCTGGATTTACCGCGAGTTCCCCGACCAGCTCGACTACATCGAAGGCGTCGGCTATCCCGGCCCGTGGGCCGAAGCCGATGGCAAGCTGCAAGACGGACGCCCCGGCCCCGCGCAAAAAGCATGCGCCGGGTTTGGCTTCGAGGACTACAAGCGAATCATCGAAGCCGCCGAGAAAGCCGACTCCGCCGAGCCCGCCGAGCGTTGGATGGATAGCCGCTATGGCAACACCCCCACCATGACGCACGAAGGCGTCCGCACGCTCATCGAGCAATGCAGCGAGCGCATCGGCCTCGACTTCCGCGCCACCAGCGGCCAAGCCATCGTCGAAGGCGTCACCCTCATCAACGACTGGCTCGCCTACAACGACGAAGCCCCCGTCGATGCCCTCAACTCCCCCCGGCTCTACATCAGCGAGCGTTGCCAAAACCTCATCTACGCCCTCAAGACCTGGACCGGCAGCGACGGAAAACGCGGAGCCACCAAAGATTGGATCGACCTTCTCCGCTACATCACCCTCAGCGGCGTCGAATACGAAGACCCCGCCTCCCTCCGCACCCGAGGAGGCGGCTGCTACTAAATCCTCCCTCCGTGTCCTCTGTGTCCTCTGTGGTCAATCCCCTCCCTTGACCTCCCCCCGTAAAATCTCCCTATCCATGAAACTACTCCGCCGCCGCGATGTCATGGCCCGTCTGGGCGTTTCCGCAAAGCAAATCACCAAACTCATCGACTCCGGCATTCTCCGCCCGATTCGCCGCCAAGGAGCCCGCGCCTGGTATCGCGCCGCCGACCTCGAAAAACTCGCATGAGCATCAAACGCACCGACAACCACGGCAGCCTTTCCCGCAACAAGAAAAAGGAAAAGGAAACGCACCCCACGCACAAAGGCTCCTGCATCATCTTGGGCCACCAGTTTTGGATCAGCGCGTATGTGAACGAAAGCCGCGACACCGGCGAAAAGTATTTCAAGCTCTACTTCGAGCAGAAGAAGCCCCGCGAGGAATCCGCCGCCGAGCCCCATCCCGCCTCGCTCTCCGAGTCTCCCGACATTCCTTTTTGAGCATGACCGCCGAGGAACAATCCGCCGCCTGGTGCGTGCCGCCCGAGGAAATCTGGTTCCGCGCCGTGCTCCTCAAAATTACCGACGCCATCGAGGACGCCGCCGAGATCACCTGTATGCCGCAGACCGCGCAGAACCCCGGCCTCCTCGCCCACAGCGCCGGTGGGTTGGAAGCCCTCCGCACCCTCCGCGAAGAAATCGAGCGCACCCGCTCCGAGGCTTTCCTGGCGAAGAAATAATCATTTCGTTGGCGTCAACGAATTGATCCCCCTCCGTGTCCTTTGACTCGCTCGCTCCCGCGAGTCCAACCTTCCTCTCCGTGCTCTCTGTGTCCTCTGTGGTCAAATCTTTTTAGCCCCCGTTTAGTCCCGTTAGTGCCCGTTTAGTCCCATTGCGCCAGCACCCCCTTCCGCTCCCTGCATTTCGCAGGCATTTCCTTTCGCAAGCGAGGGCTGAACTGCTCGCCGCGAACTCCGTGGAAACCGTGCGGAGCCGCATAAAACCTCAGTTCTGACACCGCGACTTGGACGCACCACAAACCATGGACCAGACAGAATCAGCATTCAGCATCGGCGAAGTCATCGACGCGCTGGGAGTCACCCTCCCCACCGTGGATGAGACATCTCCGGCGGCCCCTG